GACAAGCTGGCGATTGCGCTCGGCCCGCAGCGGGCGCGCGAATTCCAGGCTGTGCTGCGCGCCGAAGAAATCATGCAAAAGCTGAAGGAGGCGGTGCAGGGCAACTCGTCGACCGTGATGCAATTGCTCGGGGCGGGCGCTGCGGGGGCCGCTGGTGGCGGTTATCTCGGTTTTGACCCCACCACCTCGGGCATCACCAGTGCGCTCGCCGGTGGGCTCAAGAAGGGCGCTGACGCCAACATGGCGCGACACATCACCCGGCTGATGATGTCGCAAGATCCGGCGGTGCTGCAGGCCGGCATCCGGCAGCTTGCCCGTAACGGCCGCAATCTGGAAATCATGCAGCGGGTGAGCAACGCGGTGACCCGCGCTGGCGCCCAGCAGGGGGCCGAGCGCATCCCCGGCCGCCAGGCCGGCGGCCCGGTGGAGGAAGATCGGCCCTATGTGGTGGGCGAGCGCGGCCCCGAGGTGATCGTGCCCGACCGCGACGGCAATGTCGTGAACAACGATGAGGTACGCCGCTATCTGCGCGCGACCACGCAGGACTATCCCAAGTTCGGCCCCGGCGGCATTCCGGTCAATCCCGAGGCGTTCACGGCCGCGCTCCAGAGTTTCCCGGAGAGCACGAATATCGAGGACCGGCGCCCCGAGCGCGCCGCGGCCGAGGTCGCAGCAGCCAACGAGGCGGCGGCGGCCAAGACGCGCCGGCGTTATCCGACGCGCGAGCCTAGTCCCGAAGCCAAGGCCATGTCCGGTGTGACCTGGGAGCAGTTCCTGCCCAGCGAGGAACGCGCTCGGGCGGCTTCGATGGCAATGGCGCGCGGCGAACCCGCTGATGCGCGCGACACGTTCCTGTCGTCGCTCGGCCTGGTCGGGTCACCAGTAGCGGCACCCGCCGTGCGAGGAGCAGGGACGGTGCTCGGTGCCGGTGCAGTGCGCTCGGCCAGGCCGGCGGCAAAGGCCGTCGAGGCGGTGGCCCCCAAGGCGCCCGAGGTGCCGATGCTCCTGGGCAACCCGGAACTCCGCGGCTCGATGAGCACCACGGACAACGTGCCGTTCACCTATCGCGGCAAGGGGCCGGCAGAGTGGACCCCGCAGGAGTACGAGGAGGTTGGCAAGCATTTCGGCGTGGACAGGCTGGGGCCGGAAACGCCACCCACGGCGTTCAAATATGGTGATGGCAAGACGTTCAACATTCCCGGCGGGCTGGAGGGGCAATTCACTTACTACGACATGCTGCGGATGAAGGCTGACGGCATCGATCCCTCCCGCATTCCGCGCGATGTGCATACCCAACTGCAGCAGAAACTGATGCGCTCGATGGATGTGCCACAGCCGGCCTCCCCCGAGCGGACATGGTCGGGCCTGATGTTCGGCATGACCTCGCCCAACAATCCGCTGTTTCCCAATCAGCTAACGCAGTCGGTCCTGCGTATGCGTGAGCCGGGATTACGCCAGCAACTGGCCGACGCCATCCCATGGAAGGTCGGCGAGAAAGTTTCCCAGGCGGATCGGCTGGCGGCCAGCGACAACATTGCCAACATGCTCGGCATCAACGCGGCATCGAAGGGTGGCCTCGGCGTGCGCGGCTCGACCGACTACACCCGCATCGCCGAGTTGGCGCAGATGTGGGAGAAACATCCGCAGTGGTTCAGCAAGACCGATGCGGAAACCTGGCCCAAATACGTCGAGCGGCTCTCGTCCCAGGTGTCGGGGCTGTCAATGAAGACCGGCTCGTTCGGTGGCGTATGGCAAGACCCGGCGCATGCCGGCGTTTCGGCGATCGATCGGCACATGGTCAATGAGTTCGAGCGCACCGGCAACCTATTCAAGAGCCCGGCCGAAAAGGAGGCGTTTGAAAAGCGTGCCGTCGAGCGGTGGAACAACGCCAACGAGGGCAAGCCGGTGGAGAATTATGGTCAACTCCCCGAAGGCTTCCTGACCAAGATGAAACTCGAATATGTCGGCAACGAGCAGCAGGTAAAGCTTCGCACAACGAAGGGCGACATCAGCCCGAATGTGCCGGCGCACCTGGCCAATGTGCAATGGCCGTCCGAGCCGAGCCACGTCAAGGTCATGGGTGACGCCTATCAACGCGCGCTCGATTGGAACCAGACACTTGCCACGCAGCATGGGTTGAACCTGTTTCCCTCGCAGTGGCTGGAGTGGGACCGCATCCGGCGCCGGTTCGAGCCGCACGAAAACATGTTCCCCGGCCTGGAGCGGATGCCTGCGATGTCGCGCGATCAACTGCGCCAGGTGTCGGCCGAGCACACTGCGTCAGGGCACAAAACCTACAAAAAGACCGAGGGCGAGGAAGGCCAGATGAACCTGCCGCCGACCAGGCCGCGGCCCAATCCGGGAAATTTTGCCTACTTCACGATGCCGCCGGCCGGCGGCCTGCCGAGATCACTGATGGACCTTTTCTACCGGCAGGATCAGTAGGCCCAGGCGCGCTGCTCGTCCCGTACCCAGTGCAGGAAATCGCTTTTCCCCTAGGGCGCTGTGTTTCAGAGCCGGCGCCTGGACCATACGGCAGACTACCACAATCTGTGACCGGGAGGCAACCATGGTCGAGCGGCTCATCTACGCATTGATTTATCTATGCGGCCTCGCGCTGTGCTTCTACCTGATCGTCTGGGTGCTGGGCGCGATCGGCATCGTGCTGCCGCACATGGTGGTCGTGATCCTTGGCGTTGTGCTGGTGCTGATCGCCATCCTGATCCTGTGGCGGCTGTTCGCCGGCTCGGGCGTTCCGTTGTGGCCCTCATGAACCATGAGCGGTTCGTCGGCATCTTCGTGGCCATCTTTGCCGTTGCCGGCACGCTATTGCTGCTGGCGTTCTTTGAGCGCGAGGCGGCGAGCAAGGTGACGTATGACTGCGTCGATCCGACCGAGCGCGAGCGGGTGCGCGATATCGCGCTCAAGGGTATCGATGACGGCCTGCAGAACGCGATGCGCCACCTGTTCGACATCTGGCAGAAAGACCCCAATCAGGATCAGCCGGCCAGGGCGCAAGTAGGGACGACCAACGCCATCAACGCGCACAATCGCGCGCGCAAGTATGCGCTCGCCTGGAACCCGCAAACCTGTCCACCGGAGAAATAACATGGCAATTGTCGTTCTCAACGGCCCCAACATTGCGCCAGGCGAGAGCCTGTCGGATGCGCTCGACTGCAGCGCCGGCCGCATCATCAAGATCACCATGCCGAAGCTGTGGACCTTTGCCGACATCACATTCCAAACGTCAAGCGACGGCGTCGGCTTCAACGACATCATGAAGCCTAACGGGCAGGAGGTGCTGTGCACGGTGTTTGCCGGCACCGCCATCATCGGTATGGACACGGTGACCGGCTTCCTGAAGATCCGCAGCGGCACGCGCGACCGGCCGGTGGTGCAGGAAGATATCCGTACCTTTGCCATTGCGATCGACACCGGCGCGGCGTCGGCGCCGGCCGGCAATGAATTGCGGGTGCGGCTGCTGGGAGGGTTTGCGCCATGAAGGTTTGCATCAGCGCAGGGCACGGCAAGAAAATCCGCGGCATGTCGTCGGAATGGCTGGACGAGGTGGACGAGGCCCGCCGGGTCACGTCCGCGGTTGGCAACAATCTGCGCGAGGCCGGCGTGGATGTGGCGACCTACTGGGATGATATCTCGACTACGCAGAGCGAGAACCTTGAGCGCATCTGCGATTGGCACAACGCGCAGGGTTCGCACGACTTAGATGTGAGCGTGCATTTCAATGCCAGTAACGGCCAGGGGCACGGCACCGAGGTGTTCTACACGTCCTCGGCCGGCCATGAATATGCCGACGCGATTTGCGATGCGATCTGCGAGGCGTCTGGGCTGACCAACCGCGGCGCCAAGAACGACGACACGATCGGCGGGCTGTACTTCCTGTCGCACACGAACGAAGTTGCGGTGCTGATCGAGGTGTGCTTCGGCGATAACGAAACTGATTGCGTCACCTATTACGATGAATTCGACAACATCTGCGAGGCGATCGATCGCGCGATCTGCGAGGTGGGCGATCATGACGATGGCGACACCAGCCCACCCGATCCCGAGCAACCCGACGATGACGTGTTGTTCAGCGCGACCGGAACCTGCTCGACCTTTGGCGGCCCCGACGACACCGGCGTCAGTCCGAGCGAAGGGTTGGCGTTCTTCTACGAAGTGAACGATGCGCCCTGGCTGTTCCTGAAATCGCAGCCACCCGGCACAACCGGCCTCGCCCGGCGCATGGACCCATCGGTGTTCTTCGTGGCCTGCCGTTGGGTGTACGAAGACACCAGCAAGGACATGCTCGGCCACAGCGGCCAGATGGCGATGGTGACCAACAAGAAAACCGGCGTGCAGCGGCTGGCACACCCTGCCGATTGGGGGCCACATGAGGAGCAGACCGGCCGGGCCGCGGACCTGAGCCCGGCGCTGGCCAAAAGCCTTGGGGTGAGCACCGACGATGTCGTATCAGTCGTGTACCCCTGGCGCTCGCCTAGTTAGGCGCGGCCTGCTGGTGATTGTGATCGAAGCCCAGTACGGCGCCGCTGGCATCGCGCGAGGTGTCATCCAAGATGCAGTATAACTGCACGCGCCGCACGTCGGTCGATCGCAGGATCGTGCCGGCATAGGCGTGGGCGGTGTCGAGCGTTTCGAAAGACTTGGCGCGCTGGTCCAGCTTGGTGCCTCCGACCTTGCGCCAGACCATCACGACGAACGGATATTTTGGGATCACGGTTTTTCCTCCTTGACGCATTAGAATTTTCAGCGTGCGTTCCAGCCTGATATTTTCCTCGGCCAGCCGGACCAGTTCGGCCCGCAGCCGTTTGATGGTGTCGCTGGCGGTGCTCACGGCTTGGGCTCCAGTGCGCGGCTCATCGCAGGATCAACCCGAACAGTACAAAACCGAACGTAAGTAATTGCAGAAAACAAATAGTTGCCAACATCAGCCTATCCTCGGGCCTCATGGCTTTGGCTCCAGTGCGCGGCGGGCGATGCGCGGCACATCAACGTCTGCGCCAAGCCTCACAGCCCCGTTAGCATAGATGTTCGCAATCTCTTGCAGCGCCGCCCGCAGCCGCTCGTTGTCTTGCAACACGCGCTCGTACCAATCAGCCGGAACGTGATCGGTCATGGCTTTGGCTCCAGGGCGCGGCGGGCAAGCGTCCTGATCCACGGTGGGACGGCGTCGTCATCGGCCAAGGCTTGCAGCGCCTCCCGCAGCCGTTCGTTGTCGCGCAACACGCGCTCGTACCAATCAGCCGGAACATGGTCGGTCATGGGGGTGCCATATCCAATTGGGTTGAAGTGATCGCGGTGCCCCGTCAGGAATGCCACGATCTGCTCGGGCTTGGCGTCCTTCATCGCAGCGGCACCGCGCAGCCGGTGAGCACGATCGCCAGAAATGTGCCGATCCCAATACAAAACAGTATCCAGCCCAGCGGTGTTGCCCACCATGGCACCATTATCTTGCCCTCGGCTTGCGGACGATCTCGCCTGCGAAATTTCGCCAGGCTGTGATCTTGCGATTGCGGCGGATGCCAGCGGCGGTCGAGCGGACGCGGTTGCTCTTGGCAATTGCGGGTATGTCGGTCTTCGAAGTCTTGGTTTGATGACAGGCGGCGCACAGGCATTGGATATTCTCCAGGCTGTTGTCGTGGGAGAATTCCGATGGGTTGATGTGATCATAAGCAAACTTGCCCGGTATCAGCAGCCCGCCGCAGCCTTCACAGCGGCCCTTGGCGCGGCGCCAAGCGGCGAGCCGGACGGCCTTGCTGAATTCAACGCGCATGGTCGGCCACGTCATCGGCGAATTTCACGCCGCGTTTGGTGCCTTCGGCGAGGATGAATTCGATGAAACTCACCATGTCGCGCTTGGACATTTTTGATGATTGATTGCCGTACGGGATGAATACCTTGCAATCGAGCGACGGCAGGAATTCGATCTCCTGGCCCCAGGCATGCAGGAATATTGCCTTCCATCGTTCGGGCTCATAGTAGTTTCCGCAGTGGTTCCACTGTTGCGACACCTCGGTGAGCATGGCCCACATCTTTCGGTTTTGCTCGGCGGTGCGGCGATCCCCTTCCTCCTGCACAATCATCTTGTAGGCATTGCCTGCGGTGAATGATTGCTCGGCCAGCCGGCTGAACCTGTCCATTGGTTCCAATGCCGAGCCGTTCCACACGTAGAACATCGGGGGGGCGCTCATTTGGCTTCACTCTGCTTGAATAAGCGATGGGTTTGCTGCATCCCCTTGGCAAATTCCTCTAATTCTATGTCGTAGAAATCCAGCAACCAGACGATCTGATAGGTCATTATGCTGATCATATCATTGGCGGCCTCGTGCGGTTTGAGGCGGCCCATCTTGTAGAGTTCGATGCTGTCATCGAACCAGACATCATGCTTGTCCTTGATGCGCTCCATCAGGTCATTGCGGATTTGCTGGCGGCTCATGCTGCTACCCTCTGCCCATAAGAGCGAACGCGCGCGACCATGGCCTGCAGTTCGTTGTTGAAGCGCGCAAGTTCGTCCATCAGCATGTCGATGTACTTCTCGTCGCGCTCGGCGCGGCGCACGAACATCGGCATGCCCGGCCAGTACACGCAGAGATCAACCCACTTGCGGCCGGTGACCAGCAGCGCACCCTGACACTGTGCGATGTGCTCAGGCGGAAACCGATCGGCGTCATGGGTGGCGATCAGCAGTTCCGGCTTTTGCGTCTTGATCTCCAGCACGCCGTCGTCGCCCAGCAGGGCGTCCGGGCTGCAGCCGACATAGGCCCTGCGCACGAACCCCACCCGCGTCGGCCGGGTATTGTTCCAGCCGAAAATGTAATTGGCGCGCGCCTCGTCCTCCATCCGGCTACCGCGCTCCATTTCGGGCGAGCGGAATGTTTCGGCTGGCTGGCCGGTGATGATCTCGCCGGCAAGGCGGCGCATGTAAGTGGAGCGCACCTTGCCTTCGCCCTTGGCAAGCACGTCCTTGAAGCAGGACGCGGTCGGGATGCCGAGGCGGGCCTGAAACCATTCCGGCGATCCCTGGACGCAGTCGATGATCTCCACTGTCATTGCGTTTTCCATTTTGCGGCGCCCGGCGACTTCGGCCATATCATAATTTTCTGCCGCAGCATTTCGTACAGGGATGCCGGCACCTCGGCCAATTGGTCGTGGCCGACCGACTTGACCAGCAGTTCGATCCACTCCTGCTGCACATCGGGATCGCAGTATTCGCGCGCCTTCTCCCAGACGTATTCCATCTGCTCGGCGTTGAGCAGTTTTTCCGTGCTGTCCTTGCCATTGGAGCCGCTGGTGGCGTTGGCGTCGTCATCCTCGTCGGCGGCAATGCCGATCAAGGCACTCAGCGAATAGCGGCGCGCATAGGTTAATGCCGAGCCTATCTCCTGCGGTTTGCCGGACATCGGCAGGGGGTGTTCGCTGGCGATCCACTGGCCAGACGTATGCAATAGCCGCGTATGCAAGACACCCTCGCCGATCGTCTGGACGAAGGCGAGGCCATTGGTGGACAATGGCTTGCGCGCGGCGTTGATGATGGCGGCCAGATCGGCATATCGTGACTTAAAATGCGGATTGGTCCGGTTCATGACGGCGTTTTCCATCATGCCCTGAGCGGCGGCCAAGGCGGCGGCCAACTCGCTAATTTGTTCGGACGTGTTCATTGGCAGCATTCCTCGCAGGCCCATGTTTCGATCTGGTAGGCCCATGTGCGGTAGAGCGGGCGCTTCTTGCCGCAGCAATCGCATTCGCCGAAGGGCTGATCGTCGGCGCGCTCGTCATCGGGCGAGGCGAGTTTCCAGTCGTCATATGTGCGGTAGCGGGTCATGACGTGCCCTCTGCCTTGGCGATGGCGGCGCGGGCTGCGTCAACAAGGTTTTTCGGCCCGATGTAGTGGGTTGCCTCGCCGTTGAGGTAGTCGGCGCGCGGATGCGCCTTGTTGACGATGGCTTGCAGCGCCGCCAGCAGATCGGGCGCGGCGTCCCGCAGGCGCTTGTCTGCCCGCAGTTTTTCGCGTTCTCGTGCGAGAAACTTCTGGTGGGCGATCTGGGCATATTCGTTCAACATCACTCTGCTCCGTCTGATGTCGCCAATTCGGCGTCCTTGCGGGCCTGCTCGACCTGCTCGCGCAGTTCCTTCACGCGCTCGCGATCCAACGGCATCCCCATCCCGAACTCGGCGATTTCGAGCCGGATTTGGAGGGCGCGGAAGTGTTGTTTGGGGGTCATGACACCTTCTTTATCGGGTTGGCTTCGATCCAGCGCATTGCGAGATCGAGCGATGTGGTCACATGGAGCGGGTATAAAAAGCAGCTATTTGCAAAAACCTTCACGATCGGCTTGTTGGGATTGCCGTTCGTTTCAACCCTTCTGCCGAGATAAAACATGTGCTGGGCGGCGTGTTGTTTGGGGGTCATGACGCCCCCTCCAGCTTGCGGATGAGGGTGACGAGGGCCTCGGTGCCGGCGTTGATCGGGGCCTGCAGTTCGGCGCGCTTGGTGTCGTCCGTTACGTTGGCCATCTGCCAGCCGATCGACAACCCGTTGAGGGCTTCGTAAGCTGCGTCGAGAATTTCTTGGGTGGTGGCGGTCATTTGTCCTGCTCCCGTTTCGATGACCCTGTATGTCACAAGCTGTGACCTAGGTCAACACCCCATCCATGTTATTTTTTGGACGGGGAATGCCGGCGCGGCGTGCGTCACCACCGCGCCGGGCCATTGTTGCGGGGCCTTACGAACGGCGTTATATATCACGTCTTGAAAATCACCACAGGACGTGTCATGCCTCGACGCATGCTTGTTTCCAGCGCGACCGAAGCCATCAACGTGCTGGGCGGCACCAACAAGGTCGCCGCCATCTTCGGTATCAGCTACCGGGTGGTCAGCAACTGGCACACCCGCGGCCTGCCGCCGGATACCTACTATGTGATGGCGCCACGGCTGACCGCGCGCGGCTGCACGTTCAGCCCGCTACTGTTCGCCCAGAAGGAACCCCGCCGCCGGCGGGCCAAGGCCGCCGATCAACCCCTAACCCTCTAAAGAGGACAGCATGGCTGACCGATTGACCGACATCGTGCTCGGGCTGCAACGCATGGCCGATGGCGCCCGGATGCGGGCCGAGGATCTCGAATACAGCCAGCGCGAGGAACGCTACGAACTCATCCACTACCTCGACCAACTGCTGACCATGGTGGACAAGCTGCGCGGCTCGCTGCTTGAGGATCGCAAGCGGCTGGTGGAGCACGAGCGGCCGGCGCAACTTCCGCAAACTCCGCAAACTCCGCAAATGCCCCGGGTGGTCAAGCAGGGGCCGCGGGAGGCCGCGGGATGAACCGGGTCGATATCTTCGGCTCGGAACTCAGCCTGGATCTGGCGCTCGACGGCTTCGATCTGGACCTGATCGGCTTTGATTGTTCCGACGAATTGCTCGATGAATATCACGAAGACCCGAAGGCTTTCCGCTGGCGGTGCCCGTTCAATCCGGGCTGCGGCGCGCAGAGTTATGCCGGGTGCCCTATGCGCGATTGGCGGGCAAAGCGGGCGCTGATCTCAAACCCGCCGGGGCGGCAGCAGTGATCACGGTCGACCTGACCTGGGGCGAGGTGTTCCAGGCCGGCCTGATCGCCCTCATGCGGATGGTCAAGAACCTGCAGGTCGGCGCCAAGGAACGCTATGGCGCCCAAGGCATAAGCCTCGACTATGATTTCAACGGCTGTCTGGGCGAACTCGCGCTGGCCAAATGGACCGACACGTTCTGGTCGGGAAGCCTCGGCAACTACCGCGCCAGGGATGTCGGCGTCTGGCAGGTACGAGCCGCCGGGCGCCTTGATGGCCGGCTGATCCTGCACCCCCCAGACAGCGACGACGACCAATTCGTGCTGGCGCTGGTGCCGCACGACATGCTGCCGCGGGTGTTCCTGCGCGGCTGGACCCGCGGCCGCGACGGCAAGCGGCAGGAATACTGGACCGATCCCAACACCGGCCGGCCGGCGTTCTTCGTGCCGCAGGAAATTCTGCTCGATATGGAAGAATTGGCAGCAGGAGGCAACCTATGAGCAAGGCGTGGATGCCGATGTACTGGGGCGACTACCTGGCCGACACCGGCCATCTGACCATGGCGCAGCACGGGGCCTACCTGCTTTTGATTGCGCACTATTGGCAGCATGGCGGGCTGCCAACCGACACCCGCCGGCTGCAGCGAATTGCCAAGTGCCCTAACAACTACTGGAAGAAAACATGGGAGGAGATACAACCGTTTTTTTCACTTCAAGTGAACAAGTTCGGTTCACTTGAAGTGAAGCATAAACGCATCGACAGGGAATTAGAAAAAGCTTCAACAATCGCTCTTAAGCGTCAGGTTTACGGGGCAAAAGGCGGTTGGGCCAATCGCGGAAAGACCAACCAAGAACGCAATTATGGCAAGCAATTGCTTAAGCAAACGGTCGACCAATCACAATCACATAGTAATCTTACTTCCTTCTCTGTAGCCGCGCGAGGTGCAAGAAAGCGGCCAACCGAGGAAGAAAGATAAGGGAAGAGCGCCATGGGCTACTGGTTCAAGCAGGAAGAACAGAACAAACGCTATCCGCCCCGCCGCCACCCCGACCCAATCCCCCCAGGCCAATCATTCGAGGAACTCACCGCCGCCCACGGCAAACCAAACGGACCCTTCGATAAGGAACGCCAATTGCCATACAGCGCGGTGGACAAATGATCCGGGTCATTTCCCTGGGCGCCGGCGTCCAATCGACCACCATGGCGCTGATGGCGGCGCACGGCGAACTAACGCCGATGCCGGACTGCGCCATCTTTGCCGACACCGGATGGGAGCCGGCGGCGGTCTACGAGCACCTTGACCGGCTGGAGGCGGCGCTGCCGTTCCCGGTCTATCGGGTGACCGCCGGCAACCTGCGGGCTGACGTGCTTGCTCGCAGCAACACGACCGGCGGCCGTTTTGCTGCGGTGCCCTGGTTCATGCGGATGCCCAATGGCGACGACGCCATGGGCCGCCGGCAATGCACCAAGGAATACAAGCTGCGGCCAATCCAGCGTGAGGTGGTTCGCCAAATGGGCGGTCGACCCAAGGCCGGCGTGGAAATGTGGATCGGTATTTCCACCGACGAGGCGATGCGGGTGAAGCCGTCGCGGGTGCAGTATGTCGTCAATCGCTGGCCGCTGATCGAGGCCCGCAAAAACCGCAGCGATTGCAAGGCCTGGTTGGAACGGGCGGGCTGGAACGCCCCACGCTCGGCCTGCATTGGCTGTCCATTCCGCAGCGACGAGGAATGGAAGGCGTTAACTCCCGCCGAACTCGCCGACGCGATCGAGGTGGACGCCGCGATCAGGCATCAGCCCAAATTCAAGGGCGAGCAATTCGCCCACCGCAGCATGGTGCCACTGTCCGAGGTGGATTTCAGCGACCGCGGGCAACCTGATCTATTTGCCAACGAATGCGAAGGCATGTGCGGAGTGTGACCCATGAACCGATATGTCATCATGGCCCGCGAAAACTGGCCAGGCGCCGTCATGCGCGAAATCTGCCGCTGCAACTCCAATGCCGGCGATATCCGCAACGCCCTCGCCGACTACACCGTTACCGGCTCACAAGGCACTCGAATATATAAGTATAACCACGTTGAAATCCTTAAGGTTTCTGTCCGAAAGCAAAGGGAACAAAAGGGGGAGGAAGGCGCCCAAATGAAACGACCCATCAGAAATGTTGATGACTTTTCCGGCAAGCCATCTGCAAATCAGATAGCTTGCGTGCTTGAGCAGATCGACGCCATGAGGGCAGGCAATGGCGAGCAAGCGGCGCAAGGGCCGGCCGCGGAAGCCCGGCCACCGTTACCGATCGGGAAATCTGAGATCGAGCAGTGATCCGCGAATATCGCCGGCGGCCGTCGCCGCGTCGCAGCCGCACCGCAAGGGCCTTGGAGATCATGCGGCCTCGCAACTCGCGGAGAGTGAACTGGGCCGGTTGGTCCTTAGAGGTCAGATCAGCGCGCTCCAATACCTCGCCGGACAACGCTACGCCGCCCAGTGGCGAGCCTACCTCGCAACCATCGATGGCCCCAGGAGCCCACAGCGAGGGCAAGGACGAGGAAACCCCTGCGCCGGGTGTGATGGACCGGATCGAGCCGACAACTGCGCCTGCGGCCGCGCCAGGCGATCCTGGGAGCGTTCCGTATCGTTCCTATCTCCCGCGGAAATCATGGTGACCGCCCGGGTGGCGGTCTGGGATTGGCCGTGCCGGCCGATCGATCTGATCGTGCTGCGCTGTGGATTGACCATGTTGGCCGATGTTTTGGGATTGACAACGCGGAACAAATCGCGGCCTGTGGAAAACCTCAATCCCAACTATGTCCGATAAGCCTCGCATTGATTGGATTGCCATCGGGTTGTGGCTCGATGCGGTCGTTGTCGTCAGCTATGTGGCCTACGTTCTGCACCTCGGGCTGGTGATCCGGTGAAGTTTTATCCCGGCCTCGATCATGCCCATCATGCGGCCAACCTCGACCGGGCGTTCATCAGCATCAACACCGTGCGCGGCCGCAAAAAGCCGGTGCCGTCGAGCGATTGGATACTCGACAGCGGCGCCTTTCGGGAGATTGAGCAATACGGTGGCTATCGGCATGAGCCGGCCGACTACGCCGCCGAGGTCAACCGGCTGGCCGCGATCAATCCCGGCCTGCATGTGGCGGTATCGCAGGATTGGATGTGCGAGCCGTTCATGTTGGCCAAGACCGGCCTGACGGTCGCCGACCACCAGCGGCTGACGATCGAACGTTACGATGCTTTGCGGCCGCTGGTTGATGTGACGCTGATGCCGGTGCTGCAGGGATATGCGCTCGGCGACTACCTCGACCATATCGACCAGTATGGCGACCGGCTCAAACCCGGCATGCTGGTGGGCGTCGGCTCGGTCTGCAAGCGCAACGTGGACATGCGGACGATCGAGGCGATCCTGTCCGCAATCAAGCGCAAGCGGCCTGATCTGCGGCTGCATGGGTTCGGCATCAAGATCACGGCGCTCGGCAGTGGTGTGGTGCGCGATTGCCTGCATTCGGCCGACAGCATGGCCTGGTCGTTCGCAGCCCGATACGAGGGGCGCGACGCCCATGATTGGCGCGAGGCCGCGGCCTACGCCAAGCGGATTGAGGTGATGCCCTACCAGTATGGCTGGGCGTTTTGACACCGGCCGAACTCATGCGTGAATTGCGGGCCGAGCGCAAACGCCGCGGCATCCGGTTGAGCGATCTGCAGCAGGCGGTCGGCTACCACCGCACCGCGATCGGCGCCTGGGAGCGCGGCAAACACTCGCCGCCGCTGGTGGCGCTTTACGATCTATGCCAGGCGATCGGCGTGGAATTGACGATCGATCTAGCACCGACCGATGTGCGACCTCCTCGCGCTGGCGACGGTCGGGTTAGCGGCCGGCGGGTTACCCTGTCCTAGAGGCCCGCCGGTCCGATTTGCCGTCTGCGGCGTTGTACCCAACGAAACTAAACCCCCAAGGAGGCGACCATGGCGCAACACGACACCCACGAGAAGGCCCAGCCCGAGCAGAAAGGCCCAGAAATCGTCGACATTGACCTGACGACCAAGTTGCTGACGATCGCCCACCACTCGGCGAACGACGCCGGCCTGCGGGCTGTCCACGCGGCAGCGCGCAATCAACTGGCGAAGGTCAACGCCACCATTCAGGAGCAGATCGATAAGGTTCGGAAGGCCGAGGCGGACAAGATCGCCGCGGCCGAAGCCAAGGCGGCCGACGAGGCCCTGGCGGCCAAGCACAAGGCCGAGGACGAGGCAGCAGCCGCGGCTAAGAAGGCCGCCAAGAACGAGGCCGGACATCACGCCTGATTTGTGAGAGAGTGGCCCGGATCGCACGGGCCTGCCGGACACCCCCCGGCTGGCGTTTGCCGATCAGACCGCCGGGTTCGAAGCGACGGACAGCCGCACGGCGGCAACGCGACCGACAACCGACTTGCGAGCAGGCGGTGCCGGGGGCAGGCCGGCGCCGCCGATCGTCAACACCGTACCCCTTAGCAGGTTCCACGCTGTCACGCAATGTGTCGGATATCCGACGCAACAGGATGTGACAATCACAGCCGGCGTGTATATGCTCGATGCATGCACCACAACGTCTACACGTTTTTCTCAGTTCATAACTGCCTCGACGAGGAGTTCGACGCGCCCGACATCGCGGCCGACCATGACCTGTGCCAGGCGATCGTCGCCGGCCGGATGGGGCTGCATCCCGAGGCGTGGAGCAATCGAAGTGCGCTGACCGCTGTCATACCGTTGGGGTTTTCGGGATACGAGCAGCAGCCGCCGGCTTATGTGCCGTACGAGCGGCATTATCATCCCTCGCCGGCCGACCTGAAGGCGGCCTGGCACTGGCCGCGGCCGGTGGAGGAGCCGCCCCCGCGGCGCAAGCCAGGGCCAAAGCCGAAGCGCGAGCGGCCGGCCTGGCACTGGGTGCCGCCGGCCGAGCGGTCATCGAACGATGCGCCCAGCTATGGCACGCTGCAGCTAACCTGCGACGTGTGCGACCGGGCGCGGTTCGGGGGCTTTGTGAGTTACCACGGCGATCGGCCGTTCAAGGTAGCCGAGATCCGGGCGCTCGGTCACAAGAAGGGCTGGACCTGCATTGCCGGCACCGATCGGTGCCCGGCCTGCTCAAAGGCCGCCGCGGTAAATCCCGTAGGCAACGGCACAGGCGGCGACCAGGGCCACGAACAGCACGCCTAGCGCGGTCATCAGCACGACCACATCGCCCGACATTCTCAGAACACCCACAGCGCCATCATCACCATGAGGATGTAGAGCATCCCGCCCACGATCGCACCTTGCCAGCCGGCGGTCATGGCATAATAGCCGACGCAGACGATCCCGAGCGCGACCAGCAGCAAGTCAATGCGGCGGATGCCGCGGCTTACGTTGACATCACCCCATCGGCAGAATGCGTCCCAGGAGGACGCGAGGCGGCGTGGGATTGGTATCCGCATTGCTGGCGCTCCAGTTTGTCGAGGCGTTTCTGCAGGGTTCGCACCTCGGCCAGCAGCCAGGTGATGCAGCCGTCCTGGGCGTGCAGCCGCTCAAGCATTTGGCGGTGCAGCCATTGGCGGCCGGGCTCGTCGGGATTGTATTTTTTGGTGGGCATGGGTTCCCCCTGAAAGTGGCCCCGCCGGCCAGAGGTGCTAACCGGCGAGGCCGTGTCGCCTAGCGCATCGGGCAGCTAGGCAACGGCGTTGCGGCGTCGGCGATGCAGGCCGAAGAGGCCGAGGCACGCTGCAATGACGCCGGGAATGCCGGCGCCGATCGCGGGCGCAGGCACGACGGTTGGGACGAGGAAGAAGCTTTCCGCGCCGTCGCTGGTATTGCTCCAACGCGCGAGGAATGCGATCTGCGTGTTGGCATTGATGTCATTCCGGTCGATGTCGAAACCGCTGATGGTATAGTCGGGGAAGCCGTTGCCATTGTTGAGCGTCGGCAGCGACATATGGATCTGGCCGGTGTCGGCCAGGATGATCTTGTTCGCCAAATCCACGACAACGAACCGCTCCAAGATTTCTGGGCCGGCGCCTTGGGCGGTGTTCACGTCGATGCCGACGTTGATAGTCCCTGCCAGGTTGTTCAACAGGAATGCCTTGAGGAAGCTATCGAGATAGCCGGTGCCCAACGTGTTGTTATCAAGCTGGACGCCGCCCAATTCGGCGGTCGATGACGTTGCGAACGTGGAGATATTGCCACCCTGCTTGTAGTTGTTGTAGCCGAAGGTGGCATCCTGCTGCGGCTGGGTGGTGCCGCAGATGATGCACTGAATGTTCTGCGGCTGGTTGCCCGCGGGGATCGGGCCGGACACCGTCAACGTCGAAGTGAAGGCGTTGGTCACGAACGCGGTGTCGTTCAGGGGGTTCAAGCCCCCGCCGAAGTCGAACTCGATAGCCTGCGCTGGCAAGGTAGCGAGGGCTGTTCCCGCCAGCAGGAGGGCCGCTAGGGTTAGTCGCTTCATCTAGGTTTTCCTTCTGTTGCTACAGTAGCGCGGAAACGCTGTCACGAAGCGTGGGCCAGCGCCATTTAATTCTTTTGGACGGGCATTGATTAACGTCACAGACTGTGACAGGTTCTCCTGCTAACGCAGGAGGGATTATGAGGACCACGCTTATCGCCGCTGCGATCGCGATATCGGCCGCGCCTGTCGCAGCGCAGGAAAGCATCCACGTCAAGACGGCGTCACCGTTTCCCTCCACCATCACTGCGGTGCCGTTGCTGGAACAATTGGCCAAACCTGCCATCGGGGTCATCACACCGGCGCCGGTCGAACGACAGCATCCGGAAACCACCATTATCATCAAGTTCGGCCGCGGCGGCCTGATGCACGAGCATACGTTGCGGTTTGCCGACTACCGGCTGACCAAGGCCAAGGTGGAGGTTCGCGGCCCCTGCTATTCGGCCTGCACGATCGTGCTG